TCAACAAGGGAACGATACAACTTGTGGGCCTCGTGAGTTCTTAAATGCTGCTGGTAGAATATACCAAACAATATCACAAGATGGTTATGTATCACAGAAGGTAAGAAGAAGACAACACCATCCCGATTGTCCTATTGTTATTTCATTTTTGGACGGACAAAACGACTATTTTAATAACCAAACTACAAGGGTAGTAGTAAGAGGTGCTGATATTCAAGGAGAAAACTACACTTATTCGGCATATACTGCTAATGTATCAACAGGATTTACAAACAACTATGATATATGGAAGAACGCTGTATTCTATATGCCGTATAACATTACCCAATCAGGTACGAATGTAATACCACAGGACGCACAGAAATTATGTTTCTATTTGACTAATGGAACTGATATGAACTTCTCGGCAAGAACAAGTGAGATATTAGAGTTCTATATGGAAGATCCTGATTGTATCAACCAACCAGTCCATCTATTATTCTTAAATGGTAGAGGTATGTGGGATACTTATACATTCGGTAAGAAATCTACGAAGACATTTGAGGTAGAGAGAAAACAATACAGACAAGAGAGTTCATTAGATAAAGCATTTTATTCAAGGGGTTCATCTCAAAGAGGTATAACTATCTACGACCAAAACGCTACATACAAGGTTGAATGTAATAGTAATTTTATGACTCAAGCAGATACGGTAATTGTTGAGGAGATATTCAACTCACCTGAAGTGTATATCATAGAAGGAATAACAGAACTCGTAAATCCTTGTGCTGCTCACAGCATAAATGATTGCCAGAGTTGTTTGGGTGAGATTAGACAATACCAAAACCTTTTACCTGTTGTATTAGAAAACAGAGAACTTAAAAAGTATCAAAGACAATATCAAAAGATATTCCAATACACATTTACACTAAACTACGCAGATGTAAAAAGATATAGAACACAAGGATAATATATGGGATTACAAATAAGAACTTATGTAGATGGGAACCAAGAGTTTATTGAACTTTATGGTAATGAAGATATTGATATGGAAGTATCGTTTGCAGAGATACAAGACATCACTAAAAAGAATAGTGCTTTTACCAAAGAGTTTAAGGTTCCTGGTTCAAAGAATAACAACTACATCTTCAATTATTTCTTTGATTTAAACCAGTCCTTTACAGATTGGAACCCCAAGAAGAAGTTTGAAGCAGACCTTATGTACGATGGATACGAAATCTATAACGGGTATGTAAGATTGAATAGTGTATCTATCAACAAAATTGAAAAGATCTATTCTATAACCTTCTATTCAGCCGTAGGAGATCTTGTGGCAAACATCGGTGATAAAGCCTTATGTAATGTTGATACAAGTTCATTAAATCACTCACTTTATGATCCTGAAATTACTACAGGATTATTCTTTGACCCATCATTACACAATCCATATTCATATAACCTTGCCAACCCAACAAGTCCAATACAGATAAATCCTGTAAATACAGGTAAGGTACAATACATTTTAGGACAGAGGGGTTATGACTATACTGGTTCAACTTATAGAGATATTAGGGATATCAATACAGCTAATACCCCACTACTTGACTTTTCAGGAATAACAGGATTTTTTGATTTCTCTGGATCACCAGTTATTTCTTCTTATCTTATTCCTTCTATTAGGACAAGAACACTTTATGAACTTATAGTCAATCAAGCAGGATATTTTATAGAGAGTTCTTTTTTTGATACTGACTACTTCGGTAGATATTACATACCACTATCGTTCAACACAGAACAACCATTTATGGCTCAAGCCCAAGATTATAAATATGAATGGGTAAATACATCAGGTGCTACATCTCAACTTGCGGTGAATGTATTTGATACAAATGGTAGTACTGTTTATCCTATGGATATGCTAAAGTCCCGTGAGATTGTTGAAGAAAATTTGGGATTCAATCCAATAACTTATGCAAGTTATTCAGCCTTAACACCATCAATATCGGCTTATACTGATTATTTCTTTGCTCTACCTTATGCTAATGGTAATCCCATAACTTATGAAATGAGTATATCAAATGAATATACTGGTTCTACTTTTTGTCCTAATCCCCCTGCTTGTGGTGATTTCATCGGTGATTTTTGGTTGGTTAAATATTCGAACAATTCCGGTAGTACTTTGGTAGGTCAAACTATAGCAGCAATTCCATTTTATGGTTTTAACTCTTATTCAGGACAACCTAACACTTATTACTATACAGGTTCCACAATTCCATCAGGAAGCTTTAATGGAACTGATTTATACTTTATAGCATATTTCTTTAATCAACCTGGTTGGAAGATTACAGGAGCATCATTTAAGATGTTAAGCACACCTAAAGTTTTACCTTATACTATTGAACTCTATAAGGAGATGGCTTGCGATCAAAAGCAAATTGAGTTTATACAAAACATCAATAAGACATTTAACCTTGTTGTTGTGGAACATCCAACAAAAACCAAAACACTTATTATTGAACCGATGATTGATTATATCGGTAAAGGGGAATTATTGGATTGGACTGATAAGGTTGATTATGATGGAACACAAAACATTTATCCTACCACAAATCTTATCAACGGAACAATCTTTGCAGCAAATAAAGCCGATAAAGATTATATCAACACAGAATATACAAAGAGAAGTAATAAGATATTCGGTCAAAATCAATTTGATTTAGATATTGATTACAAGAACCAAATAACAAATCTTACACAAACATTAGGACAGAACACAGATTATTACCTCAACGCAACAGGTTCTACAAACATCGCTTTACCTTGTTATTTTATCACCAAAGAGAATAACAATAATGGTATATCTACCTTTGAGTATAGACCATTTAGATCAATACCGAGACAGACATTTATGTCCGTATCAATTCCAACTGGTAATACTTCTTCAAATCCATTCTTTTATAGATACGCAGGGTCAAACAATCCATTTACCGTTATTGGTTTAACAAGTATGGGGACATTCCCGAATTATAATCGTAATACGACTTATCCATTTGCGATTGATGGTTTTTCACATTATACGATCTATGATAGTAGTAATACATTCACAACAGATGAACTTGTATATCCAACTTTAGAGAACCAATACGACAGATATTATAAAGATTATATTGATGATTTAACTGATGATGATAATAAGATCTATCAGGTTAGTATGTATCTAACGCCTTGGGAAGTTGCGGGACTTTATTTTAATGAAACGATAATGATAAAGAACACAAAGTTCAGGATAAATAAAATATCAGGACTTTCGCTTCTTCAACCTGGAATGTGTAATGTTGAGTTAGTTAAACTAACAAGAGATTATACACCAACTCCAGTTTTATTTTACGATTTAATAAGCTGTAGCGACCCTTGTGATGTAATACATACGAATACGGATATTGTATATCCTGTATGGGCCTTTGAAGGTCAATATGTGGATGTTTATGCGGGGCCATTAGATGATGCACCTTTTGAAATTATCAAAAGATATAAAGTTGTAAGAACACAATACAACGAAGCATATACCTATACTGTGCCGTATTTTGATACTTATAGAACACAGACCTTCAATTATTACATCTATTGGGACTATGCTACTTATGATAGTTGTTCCGCAACAACCCCAAGTTTTGAATTAAACATTATTGATGAAACAACAACTCCATATACCGGTGATTGTGTTTCTATGATTATTACAAATACAGGTGAAACATCAAACTCATTCCAATTTAAGTATTGTGATGGGGTTAGTGGTAGTTGGACTTTAGATCCATCAAGTGCTATTACAATATGTGGATTATATGCGTCATTCCAAACAACAGGATTTAGTTATTGTGTTAATTCATTTACTCCTTGTATAAGTTGGACTCCTTTGCCTACACCCACTCCTACCAATACTCCTGGTTTATCACCCACACCTACGAAGACACCAGGACTATCACCAACAGCCACAAGAACTCCCACACCTACCCCATCGGCTCGTAATTGTAGAGAACTAACTGAATTGAATATTACTGAAACAGGTTATATCAAATATACACTATGTGATGGAACACAACAATACGCGTTTGTTTCCTCATTAGGTTCTTATACGATTGTACCTTGTATTCAAGCTGGAAGTGTTATACCTGGTTTTCCTTTTGCTGATCTTGCGGTATTTACCATAACCTTTAGTGGAGCTTCTTGTTAAAATTGATATTTATAAGTAATGGCATTTAGATACACACCCACTCCGACTCCAAGTGTTAGTCCCACGATAAGTTTAACCCCTTCAATCACACCGACTAACACACCAACAGGAACAGTATGTCCTGGCTTAACACCCACGATGACCCAAAGTCCGAGTTTAAGTCCAACCATTACTCAAACTAATACAGCCACACCAACAGGAACTATTGTTTTAACTCCATCTACGAGTAGCACACCCACTCCCACACCGACTTTAAATTGTAGAGATTGTGATAGATATGCTAATAACACATTTGAGACATTAGAAATCAATTATCAATCTTGCGAAGGTGTGTTTTATGTGAATGAACTTATACCAGCAAATGAAACTATTTGTATTGTTCGTGGAAGTGGAGGTGGAACAGATTGGGAGAGTATGGATTTACAAGCTCCGAATTGTGGGCCTAATCCTTGTCCCACCCCAACACCTTCATATGATTTATATTATGCTGATAGATTTACTTGTTTATATCCTGGATGTGCTTTAGATGCTTCAGGTGTAGTTGTTGCTTTACCTGCTGGAACAACACCTGATTTTGGTAAGTTTTATTCTTCATTTACTCCTGATGGATTTTCATATGAACTTATTGGAGTAGCAGGAAGTGGCCCTGGTTGGATATTAAGTACCCTAAACTATACAAGTTGTGCTGACGCTTGTGCCCCCGCATAATAATAATATATGATTCTAAATATATCCCCAACACCAAGTAATACTGCGTCAAACACACCTACTAATACCAATAGTGGAACACCTTGCCCTACTACTTCAGCAACACCCACGCAAACTCCCACCGTATCAGTTAGTGCTCCTCCTCCTTGTCCTGAAGAGGTTACTTTAACTTGGTTAGATCCTGAAAATACAGATGCGTCAGGAACTTATTATAGGGTGACGAATTATACAGGGGGAACATTTAACTATGGATGGGTTGATAATTTTTTACCGATTGATATGAATGTAGGAACATCACCTGATGGAAGAAATTATTTGGTGTATGTAAGAACGGTAGGATCAACAGCATATACTCTAACAAACTATTATTTTTTACCCACCTCAACAACAAGGTATTATTCTGTATTCAAGACAGAAGGTAGTTTAGTAAACGGACAAGTAATAACAAATTACGGAGGACAAGTAATAGAACTAACAGGAACTACTATTGGTGGTGAGTATATCTTATCAAGTGGAAATCAAACAGGAGCAGGACAACAAATGTATATTGCCTATCCTCAAATATGTCCCACGATGACTCCTACTCCAAGTATTACATCCAGTCAAACAGCCACTCCAACGGTAACAAAAACAGCCACCCAAACTTTAACACCCACGCCGAGTCCTACCTTCTGTTATAATCCACAAGCATATCTTGTATTAGATGCAGCATCAGGATCAACAGCACTTAATAGTTGGATGGCTTCACAAGGATCAACATTTAGAGGATGTAATATCGGTATATTGCCTTCAAATACTTTATCAGTTTATGAAACACAAATGAACGCTTACTTAAACTATTCAGGATGGGGTGTATCAACATTCTATATTGAAGATGAACCAATAGTTTCAACAACATCATTAACTCACTCTCCAGAACAAGTTTGGTCTGGCACTAATGTTTGGAATACTTGGTTTGTTCCTACTTGTCCGTTCTGTGATGGTGGTAATTGGACTAAATGGAATGGAGCTAATTTGAACTCATTACAATACAATAAAGTATTCTATTATTCGGGATCAAGTATCCCTCAAGGATATTACAGATGGCTTACAACTTATAACGCAACAAACCAAAGATTAAATACTGAATTAGAACAAACATTAGATACTTTGGTTGGATGTGTTAGTCCCACACCCACCCCCACTATAACACAAACAAGAACTCCGAGCCTAACGACAACACAAACACAAACAACAACTCCGAGTGCTACACCAACTATTACACAAACACCAAGTTCAACTATTGGAGCAACAGCAACACAAACTCCAAGTCAAACACAAACTGCTACACCGAGTATCACACCAACTAATGATTGTTTATGTTTTAGTAGTGCGACTGTAAATGTTAGTGAAGCTGGTGATATTACATTTAATGATTGTAATGGTAATCCAACTATTGAGAACTTTATAGTTGGTGATAATCAAACTTACGGTGATGGTACATTCTGTATTCAAAAAGATACTAATGGTGGAACTGCTATGTATGTTATTGTTTCGTATAATGATTGTTGTTCTGTTCCTCCTCCAAGTAGTACCCCAAGCAGCACTCCAACGACAACTAACACACCAACTATCACACCGACAACTACTAACACTCCAACTAATACAGCAACTCAAACGATCACTCCAACTCCTAGCCCAACCAAAGTTGCTAGTTATTGTATTGAAGCGATGAATACAGGATTTGGTGATTATAGTTTCAACTATATCAACTGTGATAATGTCTTAACATTTATTACAATACCAGGAAACGATAGTGGTTTATTATTTGTGTATTGTGGTAGTAATCCGGCAAGTCAATCAGGAACAGGATATGCGGTTCAACAACCTACAGAATGTATTGATTGTGCTTGTCCTCCTGAACCACCACCAACTCCTAGTATGACGCAAACTAATACGGCAACACAAACAACCACTCCAACCAACACACCTACTAATACCGCAACTCAAACAAACACACCAACTCCAAGTTTAACTCCTGTATTATGTAATTGTATTGAAGCTATTACTTACGATCCAGAAGGTATGACTGTTGAGTATTTGGATTGTTTTGGAACAACAGCTTATTATGTGATTCCTGGTGAAGATGTGGGACTACAATTTAGTTTCTGTGGATCTTTACCTGTTGTTATTATAGGGACAGGTTCGGCTATTGATACAGGTAATGCTTGTATAGGTGGGGCTTGTCCTCCAGAACCAAGTCCAAGTCAGACAGCTACTCCTACTAACACTCCAACTAATACGAGCACTCCAACCAACACACCGACTATCACTCCAACTCCAAGTATAACACCTTCTACAGTTCTTGAAACTTGTGCTTTTTTAACAGTAAGAACTGATGCAAGTTTAAATGTTCCGATTACAGGTGTTGAGGTTAATACCATTCCAGTTACTTATTTATCGGGTTCTACCTTTACAATAACTACGTCTGATCCTCCAGGTTATTTCAATACAACACAAACAGGATCTAGTGAGACAGTAACTGTAAATTATGGATCTAACATTTCAGGCCAACACATAGATTTAACTGATTGTAATTCTGTGGTTCATTGTTGCGATCTAAACCCTGGTGGTGGAACTTGCACTTTTACAGGTGTTGATTTAAGTTGTAGTTGTAATTGGACTATTGAAGCTTTCGATGGTACTTGTTAAACGCAATTAGAGACGAATTATGACCGATTAAACTAAAAATGATATTTCATATTATGAAGACAGAGAAGATTGAAAATAACGACCCTAATGAGTTTATAGACCCAATAGGAGACTTAAGAAGAAGCCTGAACCAAGAATTACCTGAAAGGGATAAGTTCCATAAGTTCTATAATCAATTAAAAAACTTACCCGAGTTTTTTGAGATTGCTAAAAAGAGACAAAATAAGTAATGGCACAAACACAAACTTTACAAGTTAAAATTGACGCAGCGATAAATGCTGAAGCAACCCTCAAAACCTTAAGGGAGTTAAAACAACTCCAAAAGGAAACTGTTGCGGGTAGTGCTGACTATAAGAAGATACAAGCTCGTATCAACGACATCGGTGATGCTGCTAAAACAGCAAAGGGACAAAGTGAGGATTGGATTGACGCTTTAGCAGGTGCTGGTGGGCCTATCGGTATGTTAGGTCGTGGATTAGATACTGTAACCAGTTCAACTAATAAGTTCGGTCTTGCTCTTAAAGCGACAGGTATTGGACTTATTGTAGGTTTAGTTGGGATGTTAGTAAAAGCTTTTAGTGAGAACGAAAAAGCGATGAAGAAACTTGAACCCATAATGATTGCTTTTGAGCAGATCTTGGGTGGTATATTCGCAGCACTTGAACCTGTATTTGACGCATTCGTTGGTTTAGCGGTTAAAGCTATGCCATTAGTTACCAGTGCTATCAAAGTTGTTTATGTTAGTATCTCAACCTTATTACAATCATTAGGGAAACTTGCGTCTTCAATTAGTAAATTATTTTCAGGTGATTTTAGTGGAGCGTGGGAAGATGCGAAGTCATCAGTTATGGACTTTGGTAAGACCTATACCGAAACAGCCAAGAAGTTTGATGAAGGTGCATCACAAACAACAAAGACACAAAAGAAAAACCTTCAAGAACAATCTGACGCACATAAGAAGTGGTTGGATCAACAAAAGGCAATATACACCGCAGATGAAAAGGCAAGACAAGCCAATTTAGACAAAGCAAAATCGATCGCATTAGATGGTGCTAAAACAGAACAAGAGAAATTAGCGATTGAGAAAAAATATGCTGAAGATACTTATAACTCAAAGAAAAAATTATTAGAGGATCAAGCAAAACTTTATCCTAAAGGATCACAGGAATATAAAGATTTTCAATCTCAATTAACGGCTCTTGATGCTGACTACATCAACAAAAAGACAGAGTTTAGAAATAAAGATCTTGAACTCGCAAAAAAAGCGTTTGATGATGAAGTAAAATCAGCACAAGAAGCAAACAAAAGAAAAATTGATGACCTTACCGCAACATTCAACTTACAAAAAGAAAAGTATGGTGAGAACTCAAAGGAAGCAAGAGCAGCACAAGATGCTATTTTTGAGGCACAGGCTCAAGGATTAGAAAATGAGAAAAAACTTTATGAAAGTAAGAATGAACTTACCAAAGAAGAAAAAGCACGACTTGAAGACATCAAAGTCGCTCAAACAAATCTTACCACAACAGTCCAAATTGAAAATGAGAAGAGGATAAAAAGTGATAGGGATACAATAGCGAAAAGATTAGACGACGAGAAAAAAGCAAGTGATGAGAAGTTTAGTCGTGATATGCAAAACGCTGGTTTGAACTTTGAACTTCAACAACAAATCTTACAGGATAAGTTAAGGGCTGATGAAGAATATTTTGCCGCTCAAGAAGCTCTTTATGCCGGTAATAAAGAAAAGTTAAATGAGATAGATGCGTTAAGATTATCAAGTCAAGCGACCTACGCTCAACAGGAAGAGGAGATAAGACAGAAACAAGTTCAACTAAATATTCAAGCAGCAGACGCAGCTATCAACGCTCTTGGAGCTGAAACCGCAGCGGGTAAGGCAGCTCTTGTTGCAAAATCATTTTTATTAGCCAAGGAACTTGTGTTAGAGGTTAAAAGAACAATTGCTTTCTCAAAATTATCATTAGCCGAGAGTAAAGTTGCTGTCGCTACAGGTGCAGCTAAAACAGCTAAAGTAGGTTTTCCACAAAATATACCTCTATTGATTTTATATGCGGCTCAAGCTGTATCTATCATCAAGACAGTTATTGACGCTACAAAAATGGCTGGTGAAGCAGGTAGTGCTGGTGGTTCAACAGATGTGGGTTCAGTTCCAACAGGGACAGCAGTTCCAAAACCAAGAGGTATGGCTACAGGTGGATTGGTTCAAGGAGTAGGAGGCCCTAAAAGTGATATGATCCCTGCTATGTTGAGTAATGGTGAGAGTGTAATAAACGCTCAATCTACCTCTATGTTTAGACCATTACTATCATCAATCAACGAGATCGGTGGTGGTAGAAGATTTGCTGAAGGTGGATTATCTGTGGGTTCATTCAGTCAAGATCAAACTTTATCACAACTACAAACGATGATGAATACACAACAAGTACCAATCAAAACTTATGTTGTTGCGAGTGATATGTCTAACCAACAAATGATGGATAGAAATATAAAAACTCGTTCAACACTATAAAAGATTGAACTTATTAAATAAATTGATATTTATTAGTATATGACCCCTAAAATTATTGAGCTTATTATTCAGGACGGAGATGAAGAAGCGGGTTTAGATGGTATTGCGTTGGTAGAGATGCCAGCACACGAAGCAAACTTTGAGTATTTCAATCAAGAACAAGAAACACCTTGTGAGGACGGCAAATGTTCTCACTATATTCTTGCTGATGAGAAAATACCTCAAGTAATCCAAATGTTCCACGCTTACGGAGAACCACAAGGATTTCTTGAAAAAGAAGGTTGGGAAATAACTGCGGTAAAACCAGTTGGAAAACAAGAGTTCCAAATAATCTCTAATCCCAATATACCATCAGCACAAGACACTCCTGATGTAAGATTTAGATACAAATATGTAGGCCCTAAAGATGACTTAAATAGAACATTCTGTGCTGAAATGATGGATGCTCGTAGAGTATTCCGTATTGAAGACATTATGGAAATGAGTAATCGTTCTGTAAATGAAGTAGGGCCTGATGGATACGATATATTCACTTGGAGGGGTTCGTATAACTGCCGTCATAGATGGGTACAACTTATGTATCAAAGAACAGGTAGAATCGTAAATAACGATGGAGTTGATACAGGAGTAGAAGATGAGGATAATATGCCAGGGCCAGACACAAGAACAACAGCAACTATTGAAGCAGGAAATACTCCACCAAGAGTAGGTTTCTCATCATCAAATCCTGATGTAAGTGCTTTAAGTCCTTATGTGGATCAAATCAAGAAACCAGTAAAGAAACCTGTATTAGCATCATTACCTCTTTTTGAGAAACAAGAAGACGCTGAAGCAATCGCTATGTTAATTGGTTGTGAAGGATCACACGAACATTCTTACGGAGACAAGAAATTATTTATGCCTTGTAAGGCTCATCCTAAAGAAGATACTGACTATATTACCGATGGTGAAACTGACCCTGATGATGTTGGTGGAAGTGATAATCCTATGGATAATTTTGGTTTGGAAGATGCTTGTTGGGAAGGATACGAACCAATAGGTCTCAAAGATGATGGTTCTCCTAATTGTGTTCCTTTGAAAGCTGCTATGGAAATGATGAAAGAGGAGTTCCAATCTTACGATGACTATCCTTCATCAGTTAAAGGTAATGCTTGTAAAGCCATCAAGTGGAAAGAAGAACACGGAGACGAAGTTAAAGGTATGACCCAAGTAGGTTGGATTAGAGCCAATCAATTATGTAAGGGTGAGAAGATAAGTGAAGAAACAATTGCCAGAATGTCGGGTTTCCAAAGACATAAAAAGAATAGCGAAGTAGCACCTGAATACAAGGATACGCCTTGGAAAGACAAGGGTTATGTAGCTTGGTTAGGATGGGGTGGTACGACAGGAATAAATTGGGCTTCAGACAAATTAAAGTCCATTAGAAACGAGATGAGTTTTTCTGTGTTTTCTATGGAAGAGAAAATGGTTGTAGGCCCTGCTATGATCCCTGATAAAATGATTATCAGGAGGAATGAAATAACTGGTGAAGTATATTATGTATATTTTACCGAACAAACAATTAAGAAACTTCAACAGAAGTTTATGTTGGAAAAGTTATTAGACAAAACAAATGTAGAACACGGACGCAAGTTCCTTAATGGTGTATCTGTAGTTGAAAGTTGGATTGTTGATGATCCACAATACGATAAACAACAAGTATTCGGTATGAATTATCCAAAGGGAACTTGGATGGTAAGTATAAAGATAGAAGACGATACTATTTGGAAAAAAGTTAAAGATGGTAAATTAAATGGATTTTCAGTTCAAGGTTATTTTCTTGAGAAAGCAAAGTTCAATAAAGACAATATCGAAACACTTGAAAAAATCAAAGACATACTAAAACAAACGCTATGAATTACCAAGATGCTATAAAAAAAATCAATAAACTACTTGGCTTGTATAAGTTCAATTCCTATAAAATCAAAGAAAATGGTAATGAGATCATTACTGAAGGTGATTTAGCGGTAGGGGAGCCTATTTATATTATCAATAAAGACGGACAAATTCCAGCACCAGATGGTGAATTTGAACTTGACGATACAACCAAAATAACAATCAAGGACGGAGTAGTCCAAAAAATAAATTACGACAATATGGAACAAAAACAAAACTTCGTAGAAGCGATGCTAAAAGATGGCACAGTAGTAAAATCCCCAACATTTGATGTCGGTGAAGAAGTTAAAATTGTTAGTCCTGATGGAGCAGAACAACCAGCACCCGATGGCGAGCATGAGTTAAAACTCAAAGACACAGAAGGTAAGGAAGTGCTAATCAAGATTATCACTAAAGACGGAAAAATCACAGAAAGAGAAAATGTTGAACTTTCACAACCAGATATGGAAGAAGTTGAAGAAGAGATGGGAATGACTACACCTGCTTTATCTCAAGGCAACGAC